ATATATTATAAACATTTAGTAGAACAATACTCCCCAACAGACATAATAGTTATATCTCATACCAATACAGCAGCAGATCATATTAGAGGAAAAATATATGCTGATGAAAGTATTGATGATTTCCAAAAAAAAACAGGACATGAGATTTTTCACAGAGTTAAACAATCAAAAGCATCTTTAGAAGAAAACGTAACTACGGTACATAAGTTTTGTAAAAACCGGGTAAAAGGAAAAGCGTTTTTAATTGAAGACTATGATATTTTAAAAACTTTGTATCCACTGTTTGACAAGTACACATCAAATAAAAAATTTAACAGCGTACAAGGTTTGTTTGCAGTACATCCTTTTTTTAAATTTAAAAGTTCTGCAAAAGATAATGGTCGAGAAGTATTAGATTACTATAGAAGTTTAACTTTTGAAGAAAAAGAAGACTATCAATATACCGCTGAAGAATTAATTAAAATGCAAGAGTATTATATTAAATTTAAAACTAATGAAAAAATTAATGGAAGAACTACAAAAATAATTGACTTTCAAGATATGGTAGAAGATTTTTATAATAACAAAGAAGAGTCAGAAAAATTATGTAAGGATATAAAAATATTAATAGTTGATGAAGCACAAGACTCAAGTGTAATACAAAGAAAAGCTGAAGAAGTAATGTCAAAGAATGTAGATTACTTCTACAAAGCAGGAGATCCAGATCAAGCTATATTTGAGTTTGCAGGAGCTGCTCCTGATTTGTTTCATAGAGAGTTTGCGAATCCTGAGATAGAATTAGAACAAGGATATAGATGTCCCAGAGTAATAAATGATTATTGTAAAAAAATAATCCAAGACATTTGGGAAAAGTATAACTACACCAGGACTTGGAAACCAAGAGAAGAAAATGGTCAAATTGTAGAAGGTGAAATATTTAATTTATCTAGTTTGACGCAAGACCCTTTTGCGTCTGAACTTATAAATAGAATAATAAACACTACCGAAGATTTTATTTTTACTTATAGAGGTGGAGAACCTAGAGAAATAATAAACTATTTAATGTTTATTGGTATGCCAATTGCAATACCCAACAAAGAAAAAAGTAGATTTAAATTTAAATATCCAACCAACGATGTAAAAAATCAAAGAGAATTCTTAAGTTTTTCAAAAGGTGAGATGAAATCACTAACTAAAATTAAAGCTATGTTTAAAGGTATGCACCCCCAATATCAGTTAAAAACAATTGAACAATTAGAAGCTGCAGATAGTGGAAGCTATGATATTAAATGGTTAGTCGACAAAGGGTTTGTCGTCTCTGGTGTAAAAAACATAGATGACTTTCAAAAAATTAGTAAAGTTTCAACAATTCAAATGAAAAATTATATTAGAGAAATTGTTAACAAGAATAGAGACTTAGAAAAGAAGAGAGTATTTTTAGAAAACATACATACAATTAAAGGTAAAGAATTTGATAACGTGGTATTTGATTTTAAATTAACAAGACAAGAAAATCTGTTTTCAAAAAAGAGAATGAAGTTTGTTGCATGTTCTCGTGCAAGAAAAACTTTATGGTTATTAAAAAGTACAACTAACTTAACATTTGCAGGGAAGGAGGACCTACAATGAGTCATCCCTACGAAGAAAGTAGAAAACGAGCAAGAAAAAAATGGAGAAAAAGTGAAAAAGGTAGAGCATGGGATTTAGCATACAGTCGCAGGCCAAATGTTAAAAAAAGAAAACATGAAGAATATATTAACCGATTAATAAGGAGTGTACTATGAGTGTTTGGGATAAACAACACGGAGGATCACATTATCAAAAATTTAAAATTCAACCAAGTAAATTTGTTGTAGAAAATGAATTGCTTTTTCCTGAGGGATGCGCTATAAAATATATCTGTCGTCACAGATTGAAAGGAAAAAAGGAAGATATTTTGAAAGCTATACATTTTTTAGAAATGATTCTTGAAAGAGACTATAAAGAAATAGAAAAAACAAAAGAAGATTTACCGAAAGAAAAACCAAACACATGGGGAATAGTTAAATGATACCCGAACTAGACGTGCTGGACATAAAAGATGGTGACGTTGTTGCTGTCGACTTAGAGACACACGATCCAGACCTCAAGACTCACGGATCAGGGGCCATCGTAGGTAAAGGCAAAGTGTGTGGTATTGCTGTTGCTTACAGGGATGAGAAATATTATTTTCCAATTGCTCACTTATACTCAGGACAAAACCTAGGAAAGAATACAACTTGGAAAGTTTTAAATAGAAAGATATTTCAAAACGAAAAAGTTACAAAAGTATTTCACAATGCAATGTACGACGTTTGTTGGATACGTGCAACTACTGGCATGATGTTAAAAGGACCTGTGTACGATACCATGATTGCAGCTTCTATAATTGATGAGAACAGACAAAGATACAGTTTAGACTCTTTGGCAAAAGATTATTTAAATGATAACAAATATAAATATGACTTAACAGATAAGGCAAAAGAATTGCATGGTATATCTGATCCTATGACTAACATGCACAAACTACCTTATGATTTAGTTGCAGACTACGCAGAGCAAGACGTATCACTTACGTTAAAACTTTGGAATAAATTTGAAAAAATAATTAAAACTCCAATAGACACAGAATCAAAAAGTAAAAAAACTTTAGAAAACATATTTGATATTGAAACAAGATTGTTTCCGTGTCTTGTTGAGATGAGATTTTTAGGAGTAAGAGTTGATGAAGAAAAAGCAAAAACATTTGGCGACACTCTTAAAAAAGAACAAACAGAAATATTAAAAACAATTAAAAAAGAAACAGGTCTTGATGTAGACATTTGGGCTGCTGATTCTATCCAACCATTGTTAGATCATCAAAAGATTACAGATTATAAAACTACACCTAAAACAGGACGGGCTAGTATAACAAAATTATACTTAGAATCCCACCCTAATAAATATTTAAAAATGATTGCAAAAGCTAGACAACTAGATAAATTATTTAACACTTTTGTAACCGGTATTTTAAAATTTATACACAATGGCAGAATACACGCAGATATAAATCAAATAAGATCAGATCAAGGTGGAACAGTTACTGGTAGATTTTCTATGCGTAATCCTAACCTACAACAGATTCCAGCACGAAGTGAATTAGGTAGTAAGATAAGAGAATTATTTCTACCAGAAGAAGGACACGAGTGGGGATCATTTGACTACTCTCAACAAGAGCCTAGACTGGTTGTACACTACGCTTTGAAGAACGGCTTCCATGGAGCTGAGGACATGGCCGAAGAGTATAATGAGGACCCAAGTACCGATTTTCACAAAATCGTTGCTAGGATGGCTAAAATCACCAGGAAACAGGCAAAAACGATTAACCTAGGTTTGTTCTATGGAATGGGTAAGAATAAACTAGCTAGATCTTTAGAATTAGAAAGCGACGAAGCAAAAGAATTATTTGAAAAATACCACAATCAAGTGCCTTTTGTACGTAAGTTATCACAAGGGCTACAAGATTTTGCAGAAAGAAATAAAAACATATACACTTTAGAAGATAGATTCTGTAGGTTTGATAAATGGGAACCTATAAATAAGGAATGGAACGCTGAAAAAGGTGTATTTGAAATAAGTGAATACAAAGAAATTGATGGCGTAAAACAGATAGTTAAATCGCCTGTGCCTATTCTAAAAAAAGAAGAAGCAGAAAACAGGTATCTTGCAGAGCTTACTAAAAATTCTCAACCAGGAGATGCTAATCTTGAATACTTTGATAAACACTATAGACCAGCATTTACTTACAAAGCTTTAAACAGATTGATACAAGGATCAGCAGCAGATATGACAAAGAAGGCCATGGTAAAGCTTTACGAACAAGGCATAATGCCTCATATACAAATTCATGATGAACTTTGTTTTTCAATAAGTAATGACGATCAAGCTGTAAAAATAAAAAACATTATGGAGAATGCTATAAAATTAAAAGTTCCTAGTAAAGTAGACTATGAATTTGGCCCTAATTGGGGTAAACTAAAAAAGGAGGAAAAATGAAACAATTTTTGAAACAATTAAAAGTAAAATGGGATGTGTGGTCTTTACACTATAGAGAATACATAATCGGTTTTGTTATTGGTTTTGTTATTGGCGCTATAATTTTGTAATGCGCTATGGCTTATCTCAATGTAAATATTCCTGTGACGTATGCACAGATCAGGAGAGAGTATCTCTATGACCTTAAAAAACATCATGGCGAAGTTGAAGACTGCATCATATTTGGGCTTTCGTCCATTACTGGTCGTCCGTTACTTTTTCATGCAATTATGGAAAATGGTGCAATATTTTATAGGTTGCCTATTTCAGCCTTTATTCAAAGAGGGTTTGATGTCAAAGAAATACCTAGGATGCGACTTGACGAGCTGGAGCTTTGGAATTGTTTTAGTTACTATCCTGCTGTTACTTCTTACGATATCCTAGACGGACAATCTGGCAAATACATTGGTAAAGATAAAAAATGGTATCATGGTGCGTATCTTTTTACAGTTGATTTTGCTCACCCAGATAGTAATATACTCGACACAGATCATTCTGAGATTCCGCACGAACACAAGTGCGCACACATACTTGCGTTAGAAAACGGCAACTATGCAGCTCAACCTAACAACAGACTAATATGGGACATACCATCTTTTACAGTTAAAGATGAAATTCCAGATTGGAAAGTTCAAACTTCTGAGTGGAATGTAGAAGACACTCGGAAATGGAGAACGGAAGACACCGATAACTTCTTCTACGAAATTGAAGAAAAAAAATGAACTTAGCTGACTTGTTAAAAAAAAATATAGTTATGGTACCCGTAGTAGCTTCAGTGCTAGTCGGAACGTTTACCGGCGTTAGATATATTGTAAATCTTACAGACACTATTAATTCAAACCAACAAGAAATTATAAGTTTACAAAGAGATTTAAAAGTTGCTGAAGATAAAATTACAGATCAAAACACAAGATTAACTTCTGCTGAATCTACTTGGCAGATGGCAGAAAATTTATATAGACAATTAGCAGATCAAGTCAGAGAACATGACTATGATATTAAGGATTTAAACAGGTAGTTATGTATGGAGGGAGCCAGGATGAATTATTATTTTACAGGTATACTAATTATATTGATGACTATACTAGCTTTTTGTGCGCCTCCGGCCCATGCTAGAAACGAATATCTTAACGAGTATGGTGTAAGATGTGGTGAAATGGAAATCTCTACAGAACAAAGAGATACTGATTATAATTATAGTGATAGTAATACACATGAAGATCAATATATTAGAT